CCGCGTTGATGGAATTGGTGCTGTTAGTAGAGCAGCAGGGCTACGAGACCATTGGAGAGAATGCCCGTGTGGCGCTTGAGCGTATTGGGGAGAATGCAGGGTTTATAAACCAGGGTTTAGCGCGCCTCAGAGCGCGCGAGGAAGACTAGCGAGACCACCATCACCTCATTCCGGACAAAAGCAAAGGAGGTGACGGAAGACACCGTCCGAGCTCGTCTCTGCTGAGCGTCGTTCAGCCCCAGTTTCCGATTTTTTCGCAGACCATATTGGCTAGGACAAGCCAAACTGCTATCACGCAAACGGAATATTGGTAGTATCGGCAACGGCTTTCAACAGCGGCGAGCAGTCCCAAGTTTTTTGGCCAGCGCAATCGTTCTTGACCTTTTTGACAGTTGGATGTGAAAAATGAAAAGCTTATCGGATCTAGGGATCTCAACAAATGATCAAGAGCGCTTACTGCGCGGACTTCATGAAGGTAAGTACAATCTACTACTAGGAGCAGGCGCTAGTTACGGATGTAAAGGCGGGGATGGTGAAGACCTAAAAGATGGTGCCACTCTGTCTACCCAAATCGCTGCGCAATTCGATTTGCCATTGAATCCTGACGAAGCAAAGAAGCTGCCATTAACTTACGAAGAGGCAGAGCACGTAAACAAAGCTGGTCTCAAAAAATGGCTGCGTAATCGCTTTATAGGTTGCATACCAACGTGGCAACACTTGTTATATCGAATGCACTGGGAGCGGATCTGGACTTTCAACATCGACGATGTTTTAGAGAGAGCTTTTGAAACAGATAGCGCAAGGAATACTACAACGCAGATACGCAGCCTAGATTGGAAAGATAAGCTCGTCCCAATCGAAAGCGCTCCAGGCGCGATACAAATCATCTATCTACACGGCCGCGCGCAAGATCTGAACACTAACAAGGACGGTTTGGTTTTCTCTATACCGGAGTATAGCCAAGCAAACAGAGCGTTTCCGCAATGGCATGCAAGCTTCCAAACCAACTACATAGATAAACCTTTCATCGTCTGCGGTGCAAGCCTGGCGGAAGAAGTGGACCTAGCTGAAGCTATTCGGACAAAAAACTTGTCAAGTGCGAATGGTTACCCTTCATTTATCGTTTCATTTGGTTTGGATGAAGGCCAAAAAGGTAGAATGCGCCGCTTCAATTTGATACCCGTAGTTTGCCCTTTGAACGAGTTTTTCGAAATACTTGTTAGAGAGCTGAATGAGTATCGAAAAACAGCAGATACTGTATCCGCTCGCCTAAAGCCTGGAACCTACGAAAGGTTCCTTGCACAATTTAGACGTTTCGACAATTCCGACACTTCAACTCAAGCAATCGAAGGCACCGATTTTTACGGTGGCGATCAGCCAACTTGGCATGACATATTAGGCGAGAAGGACTCTTCATTTACTAGCACTAGTCTAGCCAAAAACTATCTGGACCGCTCTACTTTCAGATATGCCGTATTGATTCACGGTAATAGTGTATCTGGAAAGAGCACTAGCCTACTCAGATTAGCTCGCCAAGCGCTACAACGGGGATATAAACCTTTCTGGTTCAGGCACGAAGAAGGATTCAATGCCGACGTAGTATTAGATTATTTATCAGAAGATGACAAAGCAGTACTCTTTATAGACGACGCTGCCAACCATATGACTGCTATTGGGAAAGTGCTTCGTGAAGCCAAAAAGAAGGACAAGAGCGTCAGAATGTTCTTATCCCTCAGAAGCTCTCGCCTTAAAGGCTTTCGCATTGATGTAGACGACGAGTTTCGGCAAGAAATCCGAATTGGCCCTATGAGCCAATCTGATATAGTAAAGCTTGTTCAGAAGCGCAGACGAGCTGCGCGTTTGGGGAAACACATCACGGAATCTGATAATAAGCTTATCAAAGCTTTAAAGATACGGTGCAAGTCAGAACTTCTAGAAAGCCTTTCTTTCATTGAATTCTCTGAACCAATTAGAGAGCGCATTCGAAAACTAGTGTTTACTGGAATCACATCTGATGAAGAAAGGTTATTTTTTTCCAGAGTTATCTGCGTACATCGCTTTGGCTTCTCTCTGCCAATAAGGGTTGCCATGGCGGTGTGTGGAATGCAATTTGGCAGATTCTCGTCGCTTGTTGACATTCAGCTAAAGACAGAAGGCATATTGGTCAGGGACGAACGCGGACTGCGATTAAGACACAGGATTTTGAGCGAATATGCTTGGGAACAAGTCTTGAATGAACAGGAAAGATACGATGCTATGTCAGCGATCGTAACCGCGCTTGCTCCACTTGTTAATCCTGACGTAATAAAAATGAAGGGCATCGAACATCTTATTCTCAGGGAGGTCTTAGACCAAGAGCAGGTAGCTTTAAGTATCGGCCCCAAGGCGCTAAAGTTTTATGAGGCGCATGAGACGGAACTCGGCTGGAGTTCAAGATATTGGGATCAGAGGGCACTACTAGAATCTCGCCACGAAGGTCACTTCCCAAAGGCCTATTCGTATTCGCAAAAAGCGATTTCACTGGAGCACCACCCCTTCGCATTCACTAGCCTCGGCACTATTTGCATGAGGCATTGTATTAGGCTGATAAATGACAACCGTATCGAAGCGCTGAAATACTTTCATGAAGGCGAAGAAGCGCTTACTACAGCTTACGAACTAAACTCTTCCAGCGAGAAACCGCATGAACATCCATTCGTTACGTTTTTCGCTTCTGCGGTAAAGCTGTTGAGAACATTAGACCCACTAGACTCCGAGTTTGAGATAATACTGGAGCTTCATCGAATATGGCTAGAGCGCGCAGCGGACTCACCGGCTTTTGCGTCGATCCTTGGAAAAAAACGAGTTCGAGAGGTCAGAGCCTTTCAACTTAAAGAAAGACTGAGAATGCAAAAAGCGCAAAGAGAATAATTTAACAAGCATTATCTTAAACACGAAAACTTCCTAAAGCGCGGCTCTTACGGAGAGCTGCGCTTTCGCTTTCAGTCTTTCTTTTCCCTACGACTCAACAAGTGAAAATGCGCTGCCTCAAGCGTTGCTAAATTTTGCAATCCTAAATTTGGCGTGAGACTCCGCAATTGCTGGTATTTCCGACAGATTTCCAGAATCTTGAAACGTGTTTGAATGTCTCAAATCCTAGTCGCGAAAATTGGAAAAACCCTGAAACAGTCGCTTTTTTATCAATTCCCCCTGCGCCTGTGGGCCTTGAAGCTTTGGCAGATTTTTTACTGTACAGCACATAGCTTTGCACTTTTTTTCAAAATCTTGCATTCAGTGATGTACCTACATAACTCGCGCACCCTGCGCCAGCCGTGCTCGTGCCCTTGGTTTTACTATTAGCTCACATTTTCAAAAGCGTCCGATATAAGGTCCGTCGGCGGGAGGGGGATAAGTGCTTTTCCAGCAGTTTTTTCGTGGTGACGGGAATTTCCCCAAGACGGGCAGTGATCCGCCCGCCAGTCGATCGACCTGGCGCCGATTGCCGTCAGTCGCCCTCTTGATGTAGGGGATTGAGCTGATCGATATACTGTTTTTATATACAGCACTTTGAGAAGGTAGGCATGACGGATGAATAGAGAATCAGCGGGAACCGTAACCACGGAGTCATCCGCAATTGCGCATTGGAGGGTCATGCTGCGCGATGAAGTCGCGTTGCTCGCAATGCCCGGTGCCCATCACAAAGCATTGCTCAGACAAGCCCATGCTCTGCACCAGGACCGCCTGATCGATGCTGATCACCTTAGCGATATGCTTGAGCTCGCGGACGCTGCGCTGGCCTTTGCTGTCGAGTCGCTTCTTGACCTCGACGCTGGCGAGTAGGAGGCATCGTGCACGTACTTGTTACGCCCATGCGCTTGCGTGGTGTCGCGTTGGATCCTAAGGAACGGCGCCGCTATCCGGCGATCCGGGGCAACGTAATGGTCAACTCAACTGACTGCCGTGAATTAGGCCGAGCAGCCAACGTTGCCCGGGTTGAGGTAGGCATGCCGCTCGACCCGGATCCGTTACCGCCCTTGCTCGATGCAACCTTGGCAGGGATGGCGGTTACGGGGTTCGTATTGAGTGGCATTGAGTACATCGATGGTTGTGCCTATGCACAATCCTGGTGGTGCCGCTTAGGGTAGAAATCGGATTCTAAAAAGGATAGCCAGTGGTAACTTCTATCCCTCAATGATGGCGGCACTCTGCTATTGTTGATCCGCCGAGGCATCTGAAATTTTATATTAATAGAGCAACAACAAAGGGCGAACATTTTGGAAATTCTGCAAGTTTCTTCATTATTGCTGGGGCCTTTGGTGCTTAGTTTGGTGTTGATTTTGTCGATTTTTCATAGAGGGAAAATCACGATTTATAAGCTGCTGGAAACTTTGCGTTTAACCTCCGATCATGGGTTAGTTAAGCAGCCTCTATTTTGGTGGAGTATTGCCGCACCTGCATCTTATTTTTTCGCAACGGGAGCGGTGTGTTGGTATGGCCATGAGATTTCTATAACATCCGAAGGGTTTAATACATTTATAAAAATCAGTGCACTGCCAATAGGGTTGCTTTCATTGGCGATTCCATTAGGAGTTACGGTGGCTAGATTTCATTCCACAGAACAAACAGCCAAACAGATTTCTATTGCGGCTAATCAGCTTTCAGCTGCTCAACATAAAAATAATGTCGATGCTTTTTATACTCATCGAAAAGAATTTTTTGCCTTTTTCGAAAAAATCGGAACCATTACTTTTTTAGAGTCGCTTGAAGTGAAGTATCAGATAAACCCAAGGCTGCACGGTTTGATATTTAAGGGGAGGCCGGAAACGGGCACGCCAGAAATTAACGCGAAGCTAATTTCTGAGTTGGTTAGCAAACTAAAGTTTGTTAGGAGCTGTCTTGACCAAGTTCTGAGGGATGAAGACCCTGAATTAACGCTCACATGGTATACAAATGCCGCAAGTGACGTTTATTGGATATCCATGACGATAGGAATTCGAGAGATAAATACGCAGCTAAACAGCATGAGTGTCGTTTTGACTGGGTTCTATGACGATGGCACGCCTATGCGCCAACGATCACTTGGAACAACAACCGTCCACGCTATAGCCGCATATAGGGTCGCCAAGAGCTACATACTCACTATTTTACATTTCGCCGGAGATGAGAAATCGATTGATGAAGTCTACGACGGAGAGATTGCGCACATTGATTCAACGTCTGCATACCTCCGCGTCAATCCTACCGGGCTAGTTATCGAGCGGAACTTGTCGGGTGCGTCTCCTACTCCTTGGAATGTCGATAGCGGCTCGACTACAACGTGATTGATTTAAGCTCTGCTGAAAGCAATGCGGCTTTGGCTGCGTCGGCTGCGAATGCAGAGGCTGTCGTAGGCACTGGTGTAGAGCCGTGGGTGTGTGCTGCGATTTCCTTTGCCATCTGTTCGAGCAAATCAAGCGTGTCGCCTAAAACTCTTAATACATTGACAACTTCCGACCCGATCCATGTCTTTGGCGCTTGAAGTTTCTGGCTTATCCCTGTGGTGCTCTTGCGCAATCCCTCTATCCGCTCCTGCATATCGCCACCCACCGTAGCGTTGTGCTTCTGCCCCACAACCAGGTTCAGATCCCGCCCGGTCGCCTGGTGCAGATCGTCCACCGCCGCCAGGCTCGCAGATCCGCCCGACAGCAATTTGACCGCGCCCAGCGCCTCGATCTTTTTCACACCACCCACCGTCTCGGTCGAATGGTCGTCCACGGCCCGCGTATGGCTCTGGAACTGCTCGCGGTTGTCCAGGGCTTCAACCTCGCGCTCAATCGCTTGATCCCGGATCTTGCCATCGGTCTGGCGTAACCAGTTGCCGTCCGCGTCGACACGCTGTTGTGCCGTGCCGCTGTGCTGCCACACCTGGTCGCCTTTCGGCACCTTCGGCATGCTCAGACCATGCGGCAAAATCGACTGAATGTAGGGCTTGTTCGGCAGGCCGTATGCGAAGCACACCACCACCCTCGTGCCCTCCTCTGGAAAGGCGTAAATGCCCATTTCCTCGCCCCCCGTAGGCAGCGGCAGCGGAACACCGGTAAGCGTCGGGATGGCCGGATCTGGCTCGTCATCGGCGCCCAGGACTTCAATGTCGACCGCGTAGCGCGGACGGAAGTCGTCGCAGATCCCAGCATCCGCCGGAGCATCAGCCACGGCGATGACGCGTGCGAAGCGTGGTAGGTGGTAACCACCAGTGAGTTCGGGAAACTGGCGTTCTACAGCGCGGCGGATTGCGTCTTCCATCGGATGGCCATCTGGTCATTGGCGAGTGCCACACTGGTGATGCGCTCGCTGTTGTTGATCGTTGCACCTGGTCGCAACCCGGGAAGGGCCGCGATCATTGCGCTCTGGTTGCCCTGG